CAATCATGTGCGGCCCCGTGGTGGCCACCGCGCGGCGCTGGCGCGAACAGGCGCGCGAGAACGGAGACGATTGGGACAAAATGCGCGCGGCCTACACGCTGGCCGGCGGCAGCATCGAGGAGCTGGGGCGGGCAACAATGGCCGGCTTCTTGCAGCAATACAACTCAACGATGGAGTTGCTGCAGCAGGACGGCGACCTGGGCCCGGCGGAAAAGGTCAAGCTGCTGGCCAGCCTGGCCGATGCCTATAACAAGACCGTGGCGGCAAACGCCAGAATCCTGCCGGAAACCAGCAAGCTGGCCACCGCGCTGGAAGTGGTGGAATTGCTGGTGCAGTTTGTATCGGAAAAACACCCCAAACAGCTGGGGGCACTGGCAGAGGTGCTGGAGCCGTTTGGGGCGGTGGTGGAGAAGAGGTTTGGTTAGAACGGCAATGTACTAAATTTGCCGTCTGGATGTTTACGGGCAGAACCAATAGCAACCAGCAAATTTAGATGATCGGTTAATTTCTCAAGTGATATATCATGGCCAGCTTGAGCAAGCAATTCCTTTATTTCTGAAGGGGTGTATTCTGCTTCAGCCAAGATTTTGGAGAGTGCGATACCAAGGTTCATCATCATTTCCTGTTAATTTATGATTGATTGAATGGCGGCTACTGCGGCGGCGGCAGGGATTGCATCGATAGCTTTTTCAGCCAATTTTGCTAAAGCAGCATCTCCCATTTTACCTAACATGGTTTTTAGTCTGCTTTTGTCTTCGGCTGGAATATTAGACTGTTCTATTTTAGCAACCAATAGCTGCTGTATGGTGTCTCTGTGCAGTTTTACTGTAATTACCCCAAGAGAGGCAGAGAGTCCTCCATCCGGCTCAAGATAGTCAATGCCTCTGTTTGTAATTTTAACCATATACCAACGAATCCTAGGATTTAGCTTCTGTAAAGAAATTAATCCACTCTCATCTAAGTATTCGAGATTTTTAACAATAACATCAAGGGTGTCCGGATTGCTATCTGGACAGATTTTGTCGAATAGATCTTGGGAAGAAACCGGTGCCTTATAGGTTTCTTTTAAATTCGACAGTATCTGTTTCTGTAATTTTTCATTCATCCAACTCATTTTAAATCTCCCATGAAAAATAAAGAGTTCCTAAAATCCCTCTCCGCCATTGCCGACCAGCTGCGGCGCACCATTGAGGCGGAAGTGGTAGGCTTTGAATCGACCCCGGCGGCCATCGCGGAGCGCCGGGCCAAAGTATTCGACCCGCTAAATGGTTTTGAATACTTTGTTTATACCTACTTCCCGCATTATGTGCACACGGCGGACAAATCTCAACTGCACGAGTTTCTGTTTACGAGGCTACCTGCAATCCTGCGCGAGCCGAAGGGGGTGCCGGAGGCGACAGGCGCGCCGCGCGGCGAAGGTAAATCCACGCTGGTAACCCAGCTGTTTACCCTGTATTGCATCGTAACCGCGCAAAAGCATTACTGCGTAATCGTGATGGACAGTATCGACCAAGCCTACCCGATGCTCGAGGCGATTAAGGCCGAGCTGGCTTATAACCCGCGCTTACTGACCGACTTCCCGGAGGCGGCGGGAGCAGGGCGGGTGTGGCAGGCGGGTACGATTGTGACTGCCAACGACATCAAAGTGCAGGTGGCGGGCTCGGGCAAAAAACTGCGCGGCCTGCGCCACGGCCCCTACCGCCCGGACTTGTGTGTTTTGGACGATATCGAGAACGACGAGCAGGTACGCAGCCCGGAGCAGCGCAAAAAACTCAACGACTGGCTGGATAAAACCATCCTGCCTTTGGGCGGCGTGGGCATGAAATACGATGTGATTTACATCGGCACCATCCTGCACTACGACAGCGTGCTGGCGCGGACGCTGGCCAATAGCGGCTGGACGACGGCACGCTTTCGCGCGGTTATCCGCTGGCCGGACAACATGACGCTATGGGATGAGTGGGAGGCGCGCTACCAAAGCAATAAAGACGCCGCCGAACGCTACTACGCCGAGCATCGCGCCGCAATGGACAAGGGCGCGGTGGTGAGCTGGTCGGCGCGCCCCATCCTTGAGCTGATGAAGCTGCGCGCGCGCGATGGCCATGCCGCCTTTGACAGCGAATATCAGAACGACCCGGTCTCCGGCGAGGACGCGCCCTTTGCCAATGCCCTGCAATACTGGGGGACACTACCGCCTGACCTGCTGTGGTTTGGCGCGGTTGACCCCTCACTCGGACGCCTGGGAGCTTCGCGCGACCCCTCTGCCATCCTGGTCGGCGGCTATCAGCGCGCGACCGGCAAACTCTACGTGGTAGAGGCGCAAATCAAGAAGCGCCTGCCCGACCGCATCATTGAGGACGTCATCGCCCTGCACCAGCGTTACCACTGCCAAGTGTGGTTTGTGGAAGCCGTGCAATTCCAGGAATTTTTGCGGACGGAACTCATCAAGCGCAGCGCGGCGCGTGGCATCCCGGTGCCGGCGCGCGCGGTAACGCCGCACAGCGACAAGGCACTGCGCATTGAGAGCCTGCAACCGCATATGGCCAACGGCCTCATCCGCCTGCACGCCGGCCAAAGCACGCTGATCCAACAGCTGCGGCATTTCCCGATGGCCGACCATGACGACGGCCCGGATGCGCTGCATATGCTGTGGATGCTGGCGCAAAGCGGCTTCGGGGCGATTGACTACACCGCCGTACCGCGCCATAACGACAGCAACGGGGTGCTGACTTTCGGCAGCGGTGCTTGGTAACAACCCGCTGAGGCGGCTCAAACGGTTTCAGACGGCCTTACATCTGACAATAGCGGCAAGATTAACTGCATCTTGCCGCTTAATTATGTCTATCAAATCCCGTTTTACTGCCGTTTTATCCGCTATTACAGGCAACACTGAGCCTGCGCCGAAAGCACCGCGCAAAGGCGAGCAGACCGCGCAGCTGGCCAAAGCCCGCGGCACCATCGGTGAGCATCCGAGCAAGGGACTGACGCCGCAGAAATTGCATCAAATTTTAGAGGGGGCGGAAGACGGCGACATCACGGCGCAGTCGGAATTGTTTGCCGATATGGAGGAAAAAGACGGCCACATCTTTGCCGAGATGAGCAAGCGCAAACGCGCTTTAACCGGCTGGGATTGGCGGGTATCCGCTCCGAAAAATGCCGATGAGGCCGGGCGGCAGCTGGCGGAAGAGGTGGCGGGCTGGCTCTACGGCCTGCCGGACTTTGAGGCGCTGCTGTTTGACCTGCTGGATGCGCTCGGCCACGGCTTCGCCGCAGTGGAAATTAGCTGGCAGCAGGTGGACGGCTTATGGCTGCCGGCCAAGTTTACCCACCGCCCGCAGGGTTGGTTTACCCTGAAACACAACCAGCTCAAGCTGCTGGGTGTGAACGGGCAGGAGCCGCAGGACTTGTGGCCGCTGGGCTGGATTGTGCACCGCCATCAGGCGCGCAGCGGCTTCTTGGCGCGCGGCGGGCTGATGCGCTCGCTGGCGTGGCCGTATCTGTTTAAAAACTACTCGGTGCGCGACCTAGCGGAATTTTTGGAAATTTACGGCCTGCCGGTGCGGCTGGGCAAATACCCGGCCGGCGCGTCGGACAAAGAAAAAACCACCCTGCTCAACGCACTGGTGGGCATCGGCCACAATGCGGCCGGCATCATCCCGGAAACCATGATGCTGGAGTTGTTGGACGCGGCCAGCGGCAGCGGCGACACCTTTATGAGCATGGTGGACTGGTGCGAGCGCACCCAATCCAAAATCATCTTGGGCGGCACGCTGACCACGCAGGCAGACGGCAAAACCAGCACCAACGCGCTGGGGCAAATCCACAATGAAGTGCGGCACGACTTGTTGGTATCCGACGCCAAGCAGCTGGCGGCCACGCTGACCCGGCAGCTTATTGCGCCGCTGCTGTATCTCAACAAGGGCATCACCGACCCCCACAATATCCCCTATTTTGAGTTTGACACCCGCCAGCCGGAAGACATGAAGCTGTATGCCGAGGCGCTGCCCGAATTGGTGCAGCTCGGCATGAAAATCCCGCTGGAATGGGCGCACGAAAAGCTGGCCATCCCGCAGGCGGCAGACGACCAAGACATGCTGGCCATGCGTGGTGCCCAGCCGGAACTGCGGCAGGCGCAGGCCAGCCGTTACCGGCAGGTAGCCTTGTCGCGGCAGGGCGAAATCATCTATCCCGACCAATTGGCGTTGGACGACGGTATCGCAGGCTACCTGAAAAATACTGATTTGCCCGCACTGCTCGAACCGCTGATTAAGCAGCTCGGCCAAGCCATCGCCGAAGGCGGCAGCTATGAAGAGGCGGCCGAACGCCCGGCGGCGGCTTCACCCCACGTCGGCT